CATATTTTTGTAAGTGGTTATGATATATCAACTGTATCTGGAATTACAAATTATTTAGATACATTTGATAAAATGATTGGATTAAAACATATATTAGGTTTTCATATTAATGATTCTCGTTATGATGTAGGTGAAAAAAAAGATGAACATCGCGGAATAGGTAAAGGTAAAATCTATAATTCACCAGAAGGTTTAAAAGCATTAGCCTATATTAAACATTTATGTAATAAAAAAAATATACCAATGATATTAGAAACTCATAGTGCAGGAAGTCCTGAAAAAGAAGAAAGTAAAGAATATGACTATGAAATAGATTTAATTAGAAAAATGTAAATTTATTAACACATATAAATTTTTTAAATTTATTTTCATTAATAAATAAAATATAAAAATATAATTTTAAACTATATAAAAAGTATTCTCCAGAAAGAATTTATAATTTATATCATAAATATACAATAATATATGATAATTATACTATAAAAATGATTAAAAGAACTAAAGAACAAAGACAAAATGAAATTAAACCTATATTAAAAAAATTAAATGAATTACATTTAAAACCTAATATTGATGGTATTAAACAATTATATCAACATATTAAGACATATATAGATAATAGTGATAATAATATTAATATTAACTCTGGAGAATGTAATAATATTAATGATGATGAAAATATTAATATTCACATACCGTGTCCCGAATTAAATATTCTTATTAAAGGAGTATTAGAAGTAAATATAAATAAAAAAAGTTGGGTTAAATTAGAATGTTTAGTTAGACCAGAAGAAGACTAAAAAAGAACAAATTATTTATTTTATTTTATAATTTTAAATCTTATAGCAATTATTTTATATTTTTCTTCATCTTCTTTTTTTGGATAATATTTATAATAAACTTTCACACCATCTTCTATAGTATCAATACCTGGTAAGCATTTTTCTAATTTTTCTTTTTCTAAATATTCTTTAAAAGAGGTGTATTTATGGATACTTGTTATTTTAATTGTATAATTTCTCATAAAGTCTAATTCTGTATTAACAACTTTTATACAATCTCCTTTAGTTAATGATGCGAAATCGCCTTTATTTAATCTACCTTCAACTGTTTTTAATCCAACTTTAATAAGTGAAAACCAAGGTTCAGATATAATTTTAGTTATTAGTTTAGACATTTTAGTATTATTTTATATTATTAAGTTATATTATTAAGTTATATTTTAATTTAATATAGTATAATTTAATCAAAAAATAAAAAATAAAAAAATATCAATTTTTATTTATATAATAATATCAAGTTATTAAGTCATTCAATTTAATGACTTATTCCATTTTCCTTTTCTTTTTAACAGGTTCATCATTATCGACATCCATAAAACCCGCTCCATTATGTAATTGACTTGTTGTAAACATATTTTTATGATTTTTAAATTTTCTTGTTTTAACAGCGTGACAATTATGACATAATGCTTGTAAATTTTCTAATTCATTATTACTAGTTATACTAACTTCATCAATATGGTCTATAGCATATCCTGAATCATCAAATAATCCATTATTATAAATCCAAAAAGGGCATAGATAACCAGTTAAATTTAATGATGGTTTAAATGGACTATTAGCACATCTATTATATTGTCTATTAACAATTAAATCTTTTGTTTTTTGCGTTATTGTTTTACGTACATATGTAGGTGTTTTTTTAATTTTAGTTTCTTTTGACATTTTTCTGTATTATAAGTTTAATCGTTATGTAATAATTTAAAAGTTATAAAATAAAATAAATAATCAATTTTTATTATGTTTTTATTAAATAAATATGAATAAATATGAATAAATATGAATAAATATGAATAAATATGAATAAATATGAATAAATATGAATAAATATGAATAAATATGAATAAATATAATTAAGAACTAAATGCCAAACCACCCATACCAGACATAATTCTTAATATATTATAATTTAGTCCATAAACGCGTGCTTGTTGAACTTCCGAATTTGCTTTAATATTTAAAAACAATTCTTTCGTATCTAATTTAGAAAAATTACTACAACCACTTGGTTGATGTTCTTCGGGTTTAACACTAAAAGAATAAATATAAATAAAACTATTTGGACTTCTAGTGTGTTTTTGATAAGGTTGTATTAATCTAAAATAATCAGCCTTTCTAATACTAAAACGCTCAATACCATTTATATAGATTTGTGCACTATCTATAATATTACCTGCTGAAACAGCAGGGTCTACTGTATTTGAATAATTAAATAAATCATTAATTGTAAATACAGAATCTAATTGATTTACCCAAAATAATTCTTTTATAGGTAAATTAAATACTAATGGTATTTTCTTTGTTAAAGCATTAGCTTCTATACTTTCACTACCACTATATTGTAATTGTTCTATTAAATAACGATGCTTGGCATTGGCGAATTCTCTTTGTTCTACAGTATCTAAATATATATAATCTACATATAATCTAACTTCTTCAATATTTGTATTATAATTTGTTGTATCTAGAGTTCCATTTGGTTTTATATAAATTGTAGAACTTGTATATCCTGAAGGAATTGAACGCACCATTGTAATTAAATAAGGATTTGCTACTGAACCCGTTTGTCCAATACCAATTGTTGCTGATGGTGATATATAATAAGTGCTATCATCTGAAAATGTAATTATTTTACCTTGAATATCACTATCAGTTAAATCTTGAGTGCCATCATATAATTTTACAAGACTTAAAGTTGAAGTTCCATCACTTGTAGCACTATAATATAAGTTTTGACCAAAAGTATACATTCGATTTAAAGGTCTAAAATTAACTTCTAATTCTACATCGTGATATTGAAGAGCAATTAATGGTAAGGCTAAACCTATATTACGACAAAACCAAAATTGAAGTGGAACATATAAAGTTTGAGCGGCAGATGTTTTTTCTAAATTACTATTGCGATTTAATAATTGGTCTAAACCTCTTTTTTTAGATTCACTTTGTGTTAGTTGTGTCCATATTTCCATCCATTCACTATAGTGTCTATCTATAAGTTGTCCTCCTATTTTAATATCATAATACAAAACTGCTGCGTGACCAGTATTATTTACCCAACTGATTGTTCCTTTTGCGTCAGTTGTATCAAAATCACTGGCACTCCCTCCCCAAGAACTATCGGCAGTATATTGACTATAAATTTTAGGAATGTCTATTTCTACCATCATTGTATAAATTAAATCAGCATATCTAGTAATATTAAATGTTGTTCTTTTACCCCAGTCTGGTTTTGCGTCATAACTAATTTGAAAGGCTTCCATTGAAAAATTTGTATGTCTTTTATACACAGTTTTAAAAAATGTAAATTGAGGATTACCAATTAAATAAACATCTTGAACACCGTGTGCAACTAATTCTAATAATCCTGCTTGCGGCATTTTTAATTATAGGTATATTTATAATTATAGTTTAATTTTTTTTTATCTATAATACTATATATTATATTTATAATATTATTTATTCTTATAATATTATTTATTCTTATAATATAAATATATTTTTTACTTTATATATAATCTTTTATAATTTTAAGTTTTATATTTTTTTACTTTATATATAATCTTTTATAATTTTAAGTTTTATATATTTTTTACTTTATATATAATCTTTTATAATTTTTACTTTATATATAATCTTTTATAATTTTAAGTTTTATATATTTATTATTGTTTATTTATTTTAAAAATAATAAATATAAAAATTATAGATTATACTATATAAATTATAAGTAAATTTAAAACTATATAAATTATAAGTAAATTTAAAACTATAAAAATATAACTATAAAATAGATAAACTATAAAATTATAAAATAAAATGAATAGTATTAGAGGCACTAGTTTAAATATAAAAGAAAATAATAATGGAAATTTAACATTTTCAAGCGATACAAAATATAAATGTGTTAGTAGTTCATATGATATTAGAACAAATTCAACTTATACATTGAACTCGACCAATAATATTAAATTAAATTCGGACAATGGCAATATTGCTGTTAATGTCAATAGTGGTGAATTAAAATTAACAAGTTTAGGTAATTTGTCTAATGCTGTTATTTTAGAAGCAACTCATGCAAATGGTGGTATTTTACAAACCGCAGGCACAGCAGGTATTACGTTAAACACAACTGATGGCAATATAGATTTATTATCTAAAGGTTCTAATATTAATATTGGTGTATCATCTGTTGGAACAGCATCCGCAAATCAAACACAAAATCTCAATATGGAATGTTTTAATGATTATAATCTTAATTCTGGTGATATGTATTTTGTAAGTAGTGATATTATAAGTTTTATTTCACAAACAGGAGATATTCATTTTGGAACAAGTAGTGATGGAACACCTATTATTCAATTCCAAAACCAAAATTTACTTGTAAATCAATCTACTAGTGCTCTTGATTATCAATTAGATGTTGCTGTTACTGATGAAAGTAGTGATAAATCAGGCTATAATGGTATTGTTGTCAATACTAAATTGAGTAATGTTGCCGCCGATTTAACATTACAAACAAGCAATACATTAGGTGATAAAACTCAATGTATTTTATCAATGGGCTCATTTGGTAGTAATAATAATAAAGCCGTATTAACAACTTATACTGCTTATCAAACAAATAATGTTATAACTAGAGTAGATGGTGATACATATAATCCTAAATCATTAAATGTAAATAATGGTAAAGATTTTACTATTAATGATGTTGGTAAAAGTATATATTGGGAAACAACAGGACGTTCAGATACTATTACAGGTTTAAGTTCAAATGTAACAACAATTAGCGATGCTTCTAATGTGACTATTAGTGGTTCTTATACAGGTGAAACATCTCGTGTGTATCTATTACAAATTGATAGTTTAAGCACACCTAATAATACATTTAGATGGTCAAATGATGGTGGTAATATATATCAAAAACAATTAATACCCATTACTTTAAGTGCTATTCCTCTTGAAGATGGTTTAAGTGCTACTTTTACTAAAATATCAGGATTTACCTATAACCAAGAATTTATATTTCAAACTAAAATTACAGCATTAGTATCTAATACAACATCTATTGCTATTCCAGAATCATTACATATATTACAACCTTATCATTCTTATATTAATACTACTACACCTAGCGATATTGTCATTAAAACAAATGATAAAGAAAAAATGCGGATTACTGCTGATGGCTCTATTAGTATAAACCAACATTATCCAAAAGCAACGTTAGATATTAATAGTAATTATAATAAAATTATGCACGTTAATGAAACAATTACAGGATTTCAAATTAACCCAGCAATAACTTATTTAGAATCTGGTGGTTATGTTTTAGTATGGAATAGCCAACATACAACTGGAGGTTCATCGCATTATGATATTTTTGCCCAACGTTATATGGCTGATGGTTCTAAATATAATACTAATTTTATGGTAAATACAGACGAAAATAATACTACACAAACAGTTCCATCAATTACAGCAAATAAAACTCAACATTCTAATCATTATTTAATATCTTGGAAAAGTTATAATTCTACAAATTCAAATTATTATGTTTATAGCAAAATTTATCATAATAATAATTCTATTACCGCATTTGCTATTGAAACTCGTATTAGTTCAAATACAATAGATAATGTAAATTGTGCGGGTTTATATAATGGTAATTATATTATTGTTTGGGCTGAAGATGATGGAGCAGGTAAATATACTATTTACGGAAAAATTATCGATGATAGTGGAAATTTTATTAGTGGTATTTTACAAATTAGTCCTACTACTACATATTCACGAAATTTTCCTTTCGTTGCCGGATTACCTAGTGATGATACTTATACACCTAATGGCTTTGTCGTTGGTTATATGTCAGCATTAGATAGCACTAGCGACCCTGTTTATAGTATTTCAGCACGTGTTTTTAATTCATCAGGAACAGCAACAACTGGTGAAATTTCAATTACTACAAATACAAATACAAATGTAAGCGATGGTTTAGTTTCTGTTGCTGAAATAAAAAATAATAATGTTAATGGAACAAATGGTGGATTTTTATTATCTTTTTATAGGAGTTATCAAGCAAATACAAATTTATATGCTATTGGAAACCAAATTACAGGTTCAACAAGTGGCACATCATCACCTATTTTAGATTTAAATTTTTCAGCAAAACAAATTATTTTAGATGATGATAATTCAGTATTTTTAGTAGGTGAAGAAATAAGTATTGTCTCTAATGTTGGTAGTGTTGGAATTGTAATAGAAAAAATTAACGCAATTACATATGCCTCATCTAATATTGTCATTACATTAGATACTGGTAGTAGAAGTATTGATACATATCGCTTTAATTCTAACTTATCATCCTCTTCTGACGCACTATGGACAAAACAAGTAAATACATCACCATTATATAATGATACTGAAAGATATACAAGTAGTTCTTCTATTTTTGAATACAAAAAACCTTTATCCTACGTTTCTATTGATAACCAAGGCACAGCATTAGTCTCTTGGACTACAGATAGTATTCCTAGTATTTATTATCAACTCTTAAGTATTGAAGATGGAAGTTTTATTGGAACGGAACAAAAATTAACCAATGAATACGACGGTTTAAAACAACGTAATCAAGTTGTAGCACATTTACACAGCACTCAAGGTAATGATTATGGTTTTGTTATTGCGTGGGATAATCAAAGTTTAGATTTAAATGATACAGGTATATATCAACAATTAATTGGATATAAACATAATCTTTTGAATTTAGAAGATGGAAATAGTAATTTTATATTTACT